ACATCAGCAGCAAGGTAAGCTTCGGCAGCATATGCAGCCCATCCACCACCACCGGTGTTTCCTTCGCGCCATGGATCACCACGCTTAACTCCATCCATTGGAGTTCCAAACACAGCTTGGAAGTCCGATAGAGACGTAATTTTGATTGGCTTCATTGCAGGGCCTTTCTTGGCTCTCCCGATCAAAAGCAATCCGTCATTCTCAGGAACTGCAGCGACTGCTGATTGGTCAATTTCTCTCAGTTCAATTCCTGGAGACAAAAAGTCAAACTTGGTAGGCATTAAAAACTCTCCTTTTAAAAATTCATTTTCCTAGTAAATAGTCCTTTCAAACGCCAAAGTCATAAATCTCGATATTTCTCACCGTTCTTATCCCATGGCTTTGAATCTCCGACGATAACACGCTCTCTAGAGATTTTAACTTCAACGATTGACTCTTCTCTTTTGATAAAGGGTTCGTTGAATTCGCCGCTGGTTTGATTGATGTATCCGAGGACTTTGATCTGGACTTTTGCATTGAACATTCTTTCATCTTGACCAAGATTTGATTGATTACTATTAAGTCCATAATCATCTTGGACAAAGGCTTCGTATTGATAGCCGTTGTTCTCGACAATAAAATAATTCTTCATGCTATTCATAAACAACGGAAGAAGATCATTCATCTGTTGCTGATATTCTGTTCTTATGTTGACCTCAAACATACAGGTCAAATAAACAGGTTTTGGGATTGAAATTGTCTCGTAGACAATCTTTTTTGTGGAAACAGGGCCTGTTTCATCACCCATTTCCTGACGCTTCCTAGAAGCATTCTGAAAGTTTTGCGTTTTATCTTGCTGGATCACCTTGCGGATGGGGATTCTTTCATCGCCTCCGACATATGCAGCTTGCATGGAGCCCTTAAACGCATCATCTCTTGTTACATTGGCTCTAGAGATTGTAATCAATGGTAAACGAAGCTTTCCAACCTTATCTCTCAACTCTTTGTTGTTCTTTATCTGAAAGGTTCTCTCAGTTCCCATCCATAGAACTTTCACTTTCTCAACACCAGCGTTTGTTCTTGTGTGAGGATTCAAAGTTTCATCGACAAAGCGATAAATTGCCGTATCGATGTTTTCGAGAGTTGATGGATGTGAAATTTCGTTATTACCCTGCATTGAATAGTCCGTCTCTTGCTCTTATGCACTCAGCGCCAACTTCAAATCTTGATTCAGGCTGTCCAAATAAGATTTTTGGCTCAATGAGCTTCACAATCTCGTAAAAGATCTCTCCGAATCTCACAAAATCTCCTTCTCGAACAAACAAGTTCTGATCTTCCGTTAATCTTCTTTTGTGGAAGTTCACTTTGATCTTTGTTGCTTTGTCGAGAGCGATATTTTCCATGTCGGAGGTTTCAACTCCTTGATATTCAACCAAAGCAAAGACTCTAATTGGATGCAAGAAGTTTTTCTCGATTGCTTCTCCATAAATAGGGTGAAAATCTGTCGAATCCACATCTATTGGAAAGTAAAGTACCTGTTGACCGACAACTCTTTCGATAATCTCATCATTTATTTGTTTGACAAGGTCTTTTTCTTTCTCTCCAAAGAACATTGGAGAAGGTGGTTGCGTTGGTCTTTCCCATTCTGACATTTATGTTACCCCACGAAGATCTTTAAAGGTGTTTTTCCAACAATTGCGTCTGCATTATCAACCATTGCTTTATCAGTTTCAGCCAATTTGGAGTAAAGCATTTCGTCAAGTTGCTTATTGAGCTCTTCTCGCAATGCTTGCTGCTCTGATGTAGCCTGAGATAGTAGATCTGAAGCATTTAATTGAATGTTGTCTCCGGGAATTGGCACATTACCTCCAAACTTGCCTCGGATTTGTCCGAGAGTCTCTTTCGAGAGAGCCAAGGCGAAGCGTCTGATCCATTGCTTACCTATTGAGTTGATACTTTCGTATGGAAGGTTCTCCATTGGCATGGTGTTCATGTTGTTTACGCCATTTAAGCCTGAGTCGTACTCTCCTTCGGTAAACGCTTGGTTTCCACCATCAATTGAGAATCTGAACCAGAACGTTTTCTGAGTCACGCTATCTGGCATTGGGTAAAGTCTAAGCTTATTGTCGATGATCTCATAAGAATAATGAGATGTTCTTGTGTAAAGATGGTCTTCGTAAGCCATTGCTTGCAACTTGTTTTGCCAAGCTGGGATAACCTCAAAGGTTGAGCCATCTGCATACTGTCCATAGTTATGGAAGTTACCAACAACGTTCAATCCACCGTAGTAACCATAGAATCTCCACATTTGTCGAGGTGTTACATAGTACATTTGGCGAATCTTAATTCTATATTTCTTATCTCCGTCTCCAAGCTCACTAGCCCAAGATGGTGGATTTGGTCCTGCTGCGATTTCTTCAACTCTTGCTTGAAGATCGTAGTCTTGCTGTAAAGGTTCAATGTCGAACGATGCAGAGTAGATTGGAGTGGTTCCTCCAACAACTGATTCTGTTGAGAACTTGTCGGCGATCTTGAAAGCATAGTCAAATTGAAACTTTGGATATTTTAAAGCAACGTCTTCACCGGATGTAAGTCCACCTTTCTCGTCAAAAGACCCCGTAGGAGAGCCAAGAGCGCTTCCTAAGGCGTTCCTAGATTGATGAAGGTTAACGATGTAAGAATACTCTAAACATGCTTCCTCATAGTGATTATAGACGTTCTTAGCGGTTAGCTCAATGTCCAGAACATCTCCACCAAGACGCTTATGAGTGTAAGCAACTTGAGAAGCAGCACCAGATAAGAACGCGTCAGTTGAATAAAATCCGATTGCAAGAGACGCTGCAACATCTGCCTCGACTCCATTCTCTGGTAAAACAATAGCCGATGTTGTTGATGTCGGCGTTAAGGGTGGGAAAGCCATGGTAAATCCTCCGTCTTACTAAATAGTCGAAATAAAAGGAAACCCCCGAGCACCTAAGTGTTCGAGGGAAAGGAGGTTAAAAATGAACAACAATTTTTAATTAATCTTTTTTTGTTGATTTCTTGCGAGAGGATTTGCGCTTTGTCTTCTTTTCCTTTACTTCTTTGACAGCTTCCTTCGCTTCTTCAACAACGTCTTCGACAGTAGCTTTTGTCTCTTCTGCGATCTCTGCTACTTCTTCTTTTGTTTCCTCGACAATCTCTTCGACCTTTTCGACGACTTCTTCGATTGTCTCAACAACTTCTTCTTTTACTTTCTCTGCAACTTCTTCAACCTTTTCGATGACTTCTGCTGCTTTGTTCATAGAGGCTTCTCTAAGTGCTTGAGCGCGCTCTCTAATCATTTTTCTTTTCATTTTACGTCTATTGCTAGCCATGTTATTCTCCTAATTTTTTTTAACTTTGTTGCCACGTTACGCCATGCGTCATTGCTTGAATATACCATTTGTCTCCATCACAGATAAGATCAATGTAAGAACCAGCCGTAGCATTAGCTGGCAATGTTAGTGTTGTCTCGCCATTGTCCCCAACAGACAAGATTCCAACGCCGCCGTTATCATAGATTGCAACGCCTTCCATTGCTGGTAAGATTAGGTTGAGATTGTGTAATGAAGTTTCTGCCAAGATGATCTTCATGTAAGATCCTTGATCGATGTAGGTTACAGTCAAATCAACTACTTCAGAGTCTGCTGTTACAAACAAACAATAACCTGTAAGCTTGTTTGAAACCTGAGAACTGGATGTGATATTCTTCGTGAGCCATCTTGCGGCATTGAATGGTGTTCTTGCGATTTTAGCCATTTTTTAATTTCCTTTTGTTATTAAATAGTTTGTTTTAAGTTTTATGGAACTTGAGTCACGTTCATGTTGACGCTTTCGATTTCAATTGAGCCGTTAGCTCGATTGTAGCCCAAGTCTCCTTGTGATCCTTTGACATCCATTCTCATTATACTTGGGAGAGTAACCCCAGTTGGACCAATCAAATTTATAACAGATCCGTCAAATTGACTTGTTACTACCATACTAACAGCATAAGTACCACCGGCTTCTTTTGTGAATCTAATCTCATAGTCTCTTAAATGTCTATGTGGTGCACCAGCCAAGGATTCATTGTTTGTAGAAATTCTCGCAGAAGTGTATCTGGATTCTTGATTAGTGGAGGCTTGACTAGTGGAGTTCTGATTTAATGCTTTAAGAATCCATCTGTGGTCATTCGAATTACTGTAATTGATATAAGAATTAAATGCAAATAACCAAGAAACAATTCCACCAGAGTCTCTAGTAAAGTCAGTACCAGTTCTAGAGGCAATTGTTGGGTCATAGAACATCATGTAACCATTATGGGCTCCAAGAAATCTTAGTTCTGCTTGAACATAGAAGTAATCACCTTCTGCCAATCCAGTTGGAACAACAATGTCTTGATTCCATGATGCACCATAGTTAGCATAGTAGGTGTTGTTGCCCGTGACTCGATCAAGACCAGAAGCTCCAACTCTTACTACCCCGCCACCAGCAAAGTCCCTCCAATTATTAAATTCCGGCTCTGAAGTGAAGCCCGGTCCTTCATTGTAAATTGTGGCAACCGATGTTTCATCAAATTCGCCAAGCCAAACTTCCACGTCCGTCATTCTTACTTCATAGTTTAATTCAATTAAACCATCATCTTGCAAATCCATCCTCATGTTTTCATTGGTGCTACTGTAAGACGTTGTATTTACCAGAGTTCCATCAACAAAAGTTCTCATGTTACCGGTAGATCCATCGCTATCAAAAGACACTAGAAAGTGGTGATAGCTATCATCCACAAGACTGTTTGAAGAAAAGTCAATTGAGACTTCTGTGTTTTGACCACCAAATCCATTGTTTGAACCAAGCGATTCTTTTCTTCTATCAAACTTTAAATCCAAAGTGTCATTTGCGCTATAGGTTAATTTAATTTGTTGCCAAACTGAGTTGACAAAACCCCTTCCTTGAATTAAATCCAAGATTAATTGATCGTTGCCTTCCGTAATCTTTGCCCAGAAAGAAAATGCCTTTTCCGGAAAATTAAATTTAACAAATGGAATAAAAGCAGAATCGATAACATCCAAGGATCCTTCAAATGCAAATGGATCAACGCTTGTTAGACTAGTTGAATCAACTCCTGCTGAGGTCTTCAAGGAAGACTTCATGAACAATCCTGCAGAAGGAATGTCATCGGTATTTTGAAGAGGTGCATTTTGTAGAGACCTTACTCCTCGACCATTTCCAGAATCATACAACCACTGCACTTGTTTCAGAGATAGAGGAGCATCAATTATAGACTCTACTGCATGTAGTGAAATGGCTGCTCCATTTGTATTTCCAATTATAATATCATTTGGGCCCAAATTTTTTGACATAGGCAAACCCTCATCTGGGGTTTGTGCATTAATAGCCACACCAACAGATTCAAATGTTCCATCAACAATTACGTGATATTCTCCTGCGTTCTGAGCTAGTGTTTGAGATTGGTTTTGAGAGTATCCAATGTAAATGTGGTGCCATTGTCCATCGTAAAGGTCAATCCCAAATGTAGAATTCAGAAGCTCTGAATGATTGACTGTGGTGGTGCCATTAAATCTTTGCATGGAAATTGCTCCATTAGTTGCAACTCCAATCGATTGATCTTTAGCTGTTCCACAATTGAACAGGTTGAAATTCATTGGAGTTGCTCCATCCCACTTAAACCAAAGTGAATATCCAATCTGATTATTAAAGGTTGGACTTGTTTCGCCATAGAGTTCATCGGTAGTAATAGTAAGATCGACTGTGTTGTCTGCTGGTATTACCAAAACCCCCTCGGAATCAACAGTTGCCGTCCCGCCCGATGGAAGAGTGGGGAAAGTAGCGGAAGGAGCTGCTGTGTCTGTCACATAGTCGCCCACTTCGGCATTGTAATTGTCTAGAATCTGCTGAGCGGTTAGGCTTTCTTTGCGGACATAGACAGCATCAATCCAGCCATTGAATGGTTGGGGAGTAAAGCTTAATTCTGAGAATCCCCAA